GTCGTCGTCGTAGTCGTGCCAGTTGCTCATGGTTTCATGCTCCAAAAATAGTAAGCAAAGGGAAGACCCCATACGGCCGCGCCAAGTAGGGCTTGCGCGAGAGTCCACAATAGTTTTCGCATCATTTGCCCCATGTGAAAAACGAACGGAACCCGTTTGCGTCAACGATATATGCCAGGGGCTTGCCGAATGATTCCTCGTCAATAATGTCGGCGGTATGCTCATCCAATTGGTCAGGCATGATGTCAGACCCGAGATAAACCGGGTTAGCTGGCAATGCGTCATAAGATGGGTACAGTTTCATTGTGCGTCTCCAATAATTGGCATAATTGCCACAATGCCCTGGCTCGCAGAGCATTAGGTTAATTACGCGCCAGCTTTTAGAATCTTGTCAGCTGCACCAAATATGCGCTGTGCTGATTTGTCCGATATCTCGGCACCAGATAACCATGATTGAATATAACCCCTTGATTCAATTAGTCCTGGCAGATTGAGCACAGAGCACAATATATAAGCCACCGACTCAGCTTCTACTTCGCGTATGTCTTTAGGGGTTCTGTCATCATCAGACATTGTGCTTTCAAGGGTATGACCTAAAACAACATGGGCTAACTCATGGAACCGGGTTTTATGTGGCAGTGCAGCTACCGGGTTAATAGCGATATTTTTGCCAGTGGCATAACCCTGGCAGTTACCCGATGCTGAATCGAACCGAATCAATGTGATATCAAGGGTTTGCAATGCCTTTTCAGCATTCCATGCTGGTGTAATGGTTTCATTGGCAAATTCCGCCCCTTCGGTCTGATCAAGGGAAAACCAGTTATTTTTAAGGGTGAACCACTGGAAGCATTCACCAGTTTTTTCACCTGCACCATCTTTTTTGTTGATGGTGACTGGCATAACCAGAGCAATGGCTTTCTCGCCTTTTTTAACTTGCCGGCCTAATTCGCTCCATCGTTTGTAGGTGGCTAGTGGTGACAAACCCATGTTACGGGCTGTGAGCTGGGACCATGCTAGCAGTTGGTTTCCCATGCTGTAGTTATGGAATGCACTGTAAGCACTGCTAATGATGCCGGGTTGAGTGACTGCATCCGAAAGCATTGTGGACCATGCCACCGTTTTATTCTCCATGTCTATCCTTGGTTAGTTGATTGTTCGATGCCGGATGACATCACATAGCCCACAGCATGGGCTACAGGATGTGATCAAGAAACAATAAATTCTGAGTTGCTGACAACACTGTAGGCCAGTGCAATAGCCAGAATTTCATTCTGCGATTTGGTGGAGCGAGCTGCGCGGTACAGTGCGGACAATGCGCGCGCCATGTAATCAGCGCCAAGTGTTTGACCATACTTGATGGTAAGGGTAACTTCGCGGGTTTCTGATTTGGTCATTTTGCTTTCCTTTTTGTTGCATGGCGTCGTTGCCATGTAGAGTAGTGTAACAATATTTGTAGCAGTCTACTTAGGACAAACCCTATGTTTTGTACTGATCGTTTGTACAGTATGTGAATTAGGGTTTACCCTTACATTTCTTACACAATTCATACATTGTGCATTGTGTAAGAATGGGGCAAAACAGCCCGTTTCTTACACATTTTGCACATATATCCTAAGGATATGTGCATTGTGTAAAGGGATGCATGGCTAAAATGCAGTCTTGCTGACCATTTGGTCAGTAATCTTGATTGGAGGGAATTTTGATAGCCAGATGCAAAGTTGACACGGTTCAATTCCGCCGAAAGTTGGGGGACGGCGATAGAGCGATTCTGTTGGCAGCTGGCTCCGGAGATATCACGATAGGCTTTCAACGCATCCTAGCGGTCTACAGGCATGTGCATGGCCTAGGCCTAAGGCAGTCCGATCCAGTGGAAATCATTGGCCTGCGTAACTTTGAGAATGTTGGAGTGAATGAATAGTGAATGAATGTGTGGTGCGTTCCAGGTGGTCGGGAAATGGTACGCCGCCGTACCACTCCCTTCGCTTGTTAACATAACGTGTCGATGCACTCTCTGCACAAATGCATTGTGGATGCTGTGCATACCGCCCAGGTAGCATGAGCGACCGCTTATATAAGCACTCACTTCCATAGGTACATCAGCAAGTAAGCATATAAGCATGGACGGATTGATGGGGGGGGAGGGGGCTGGCGACGATTGAAAATTTACGGGTGCCTCCCCCCCTCAAAAAAAGCTAAATTAGAAAAAGCTAAATTGAAAAAATAGAGTGTCATCTACAATCCCTCCAACTTCCCGAAAGGATAAAAGTGGAATCTATGACTGGTGAAATCACTATCAAGCGCAAGCCTGGTCGTCCAAGAACCAAGCCGCCTAAGATAAGCCCTGGCAGGCTGGCTATTCAGGAATATGCCAAGAACATCCCACTGGTGCTTCCTAAGACTGACCATCAAAGACTTCGCGAGTTAAAGGAGTTGATGATTCGTTCTGGCGGGACTAATGTGGCGGAGAAGGTTATTCAGATTGCTTTGAATGACAACCACCCTGGTCAGATGGCGGCGTTGAAGATGTGTCTTGACCGGACGTTGCCTATGAGTATGTTTGAAAAAGATAAGGGTCAGAGGTCAGCAGTTACCATTAATATTACTGGTTTGGGTGAGGCGCCGACTATTATTGAACAAACCAATAATGGGGACATAACTGATGTCTGACTTGAACTTTAGCCTATTACCTTGGCAACAAAAGGTATATACCGATAATACGAGGTTCAAGGTTATTGCTGCTGGACGGCGGTGTGGTAAGTCTCGGTTGGCGGCGACTACTTTGATTATTGAGGCTTTGCGGTGTCCACCGGGTTCAGCGGTATTGTATGTATCGCCTACGATGGGGCAGTCTCGGCAGATTATTTGGGACTTGCTGTTGGATTTGGGGCGGGATGTTATTCAGAATAGCCATGTAAATAATCTTGACATCACGATGATCAACGGGGCAAAGATTTACGTCCGTGGTGCTGATAGGCCAGATACCTTGCGGGGTGTGAGCCTGACGTATGCCGTGCTGGACGAGGTGGCGGACATCAAGCCTGAAGCCTGGGAGCAGGTTATTCGGGCGTCGCTATCGGACAAGAAGGGTCGGGCGATGTTCATTGGTACGCCAAAGGGTCGGAACTGGTTCCATGATCTGTGGAAGTTAGGGCAGGAGGAGCAAGATAAGGATTGGAAGTCATGGCACTTCACCACGGCGGACAATCCGCTTATTGACCCGACTGAGATTGAATCAGCCAAGAAGACGCTATCTACCTTCTCATTCAAGCAGGAGTACATGGCAAGTTTCAGCAATGCTGGGGCGGATGTATTTAAAGAGGAATGGATCAAATACGGGGTAGAGCCTGAGAACGGCAGCTATTTTGTAGCGGTGGATCTGGCTGGGTTTGAGGAAGTGGCTAAACAGGCAGCTAACGCCAAGAAAAGACTGGATGAGTCTGCCATTGCGGTGGTGAAGGTCACTGATGACGGTAAGTGGTTTGTTAAAGAGATTGAGCATGGCCGCTGGGACATTCGGGAGACGGCGTCAAAGATTTTGCTGGCGATGCGGGAATACAGGCCGTTGTCTATTGGGATTGAGAAGGGTTCGCTAAAAAATGCAGTGCTGCCGTATTTGAGTGATTTGATGCGTAAAAATAACGTGTACAGTCACATTGTGGATTTGACGCATGGGAATCGGAAGAAGACTGATAGAATCATTTGGTCATTGCAGGGACGGTTTGAGCATGGAAGGATCATTCTTAATCGAGAAGAGGATTGGGATGTATTTGTAGACCAGTTGCTTATGTTTCCATCTCAAGGTGTTCACGATGACTTGCCAGATGCGCTGTCGTATATTGACCAATTGGCGGTCACCAGTTACTTTGAGCAGGATGACAGTGAAGAATGGGAACCCCAAGACATAATTGCTGGAGTTTAGATATGGCAACTGGAATGTTTAGTGGGGCATATATTGGTAATCCCAATATCCAACGCCAAGGCGAACGGGCTAGAGCATTAGCCCAGCAGCGCGATGTCAATACGCTACCAGACCCACGCACCTATGCAGCCGTCTCTGGCCTGTTTGGTACTCCCCATGATGAAATGGGGTTCAGCGTTATGCACCCTCAATATAAGTCAATCATGCAAGTGGCTGAACCAGCTTTCTATGCTGGAACTGCGTTAAATTTTACTCCGCTAATAGGCAAAAATATAATAGGCAACGTGCTGGAAAGCGTTACAAATAAAAATGCTTTAGCTTTAGCCCGAGCTAACAACACTTTTACAAGTAATAGCTCTGGGTACGGATTTGGTCGGCGAATGGGTTATCCACAAGAAAAAGGAACACCTGTAGATAAACTTTTTTCTAATTTTGCAGACCAATTAAAGACTGATGAAGCTAAGTCAAGATTTAGAGAAGATATGCTTAATCGAGCACAAAAACAAGATTTACGCAGCAAAAAAGCGCTTACTGCTGAGTTTGACTTTAACGGCTATAACGGAGTTTTAGATACAACAAAATTTGGCGATACACGAATACGCATAAAAGACGGAGACAATCTTGTAGCCGCAGCAAAACTTGAAAAAGGTATGCTTGATAGCATTGCTGTAAGCGAAAAATATAAAGGGCAAGAGATTGGAAAAAGTTTGCTTGACTTTATTGACCAAGCAAAAATTGGCAACATATACGAAGTTCCAGATAGGTCACCAGGCTTTGTAAAGATACAAAAAGCATTGCTAACTGACCGTGAAAAAGCATTACCAGCACCTACCATTGAGTTGCCTATATACACAGACCCCTTCGGAGATACAATAGTTGACACTACGAGGTGAAGATATGGACCAAAACGAGTTTGATGAACCATCGCAGGAGGACAAAGACCTGACTGCGTTCGTCACCGAGCATTGCGACCGCTGGCGCGACTACCGGAATGCTAACTTCCTTGATAGTTACCTGGAATACGAGCGTATTTTCCGGGGACAGTGGGCAGCAGAGGACAAAACCCGTGAATCTGAGCGCAGCCGCATCGTTACACCCGCCACCCAGCAGGCCGTGGAGACTCGACACGCTGAGATCATGGAGGCCATTTTTGGTCAGGGCGAGTTTTTCGACATTACCGACGATCTCAAAGATGTAAACAACAATCCAATCGATGTTGCGATGCTCAAAGCGCAGTTGATGGAGGATTTCAAGCTCGACAAGATCAGGAAATCAATCGATCAGATTGAATTGATGGCGGAGATCTACGGCACTGGCATTGGCGAGATTATTGTCAAGCAAGAAAAGACGTTTACTGCCGCAACCAGACCAGTTCCAGGCCAAACAGCCGCGGCCATTGGCGTGATGGAGGGTGAGCGCACGGCAGTGAAGATTGTGCCGATAAACCCCAAGAATTTCCTGTTTGACCCCAACGGCACCAGCATTGATGACTGCATGGGCGTGGCGATTGAGAAGTACATCTCCATCCACAAGATCGTGGAGGGGATTGAGAAGGGGATTTACCGCAAGGTGAACATCACCCCGACCTACGAGGACACCGGCCTGGAGCCAACCCAAGAGATCAGCCAGTACCAGGACGAGAAGGTGCTGCTGCTGACCTACTACGGCCTGGTGCCGAGGGAGATGCTGGACAAGAAAGACGAGGAGATCGTCGATCTGTTCCCCGAGCAGTCAGCAGCCGACGAGTACAGCAACATGGTCGAGGCCATCGTGGTCATTGCCAACGATGGGATGCTGCTCAAGGCCGAGGCCAACCCTTACATGATGCGGGATAGGCCAGTAATCAGCTATCAGGATGATACTGTGCCTAACCGACTGCTGGGGCGCGGGACTGTGGAGAAAGCCTTCAATATGCAGAAGGCGATTGACGCACAGGTCAGGTCACACCTAGACAGCCTGGCGCTGACCACCAGCCCAATGATGGCAATGGACGCCACAAGACTGCCAAGGGGCGCTAAGTTTGAGGTGAAGCCCGGCAAAGCCTTACTGGTGAACGGCAACCCAAGCGAAATTCTGTTCCCATTCAAGTTTGGCGAGACAAGTCTCAACAACCTCAACACCGCCAAGGAGTTTGAGAGGATGCTGCTGCAAAGCACAGGCACCTTGGATTCGCAAGGC